GCCATACGTAGCAGTTCTCCGAAATCCTCGGGAATATAGTCTGGATGAATTGTTTCGTCGTGTCCGCTCATTGTCCGCCTCCCATTTCCTTCTCTCGCGCCATGATCTCCACGTCGTCGGCGAGCATCCTCAGCACGCCGGCGAGCGTGCCATACGATTCGGCGGTCGGATACACCGTCTTGCTGACATACACGTCCCACCTGTCGGAACCTTGATGATTGTCGGCCTTGAGGATAATGAGCGGGTCGGCGTCGATGAAACGACCGTCCTTCATGCCCCGCACTTTGAGCATCAGACGTATCGAATCCGCCTGCTCGCTCGTGTTACCCAAAATATCCAGAGTGCTCATCGTCCACCTCGCAGTTCCTTCTCCTCGTTCGCGATTGATTGGAGGATGTCCTCCAGGTCGCCGAGCTCGTTCCGGCTCAACCGGATGCGGCGGATGCTGTCGCCATCATGAGTGGCCAGCACCCATGAGCGGGTGCCGTTTCGGCCGTCTCCGGGAATCCAGCTCAGGGTCACATGCCCGCAGGAGGCACCTGTGACCATGCCGCACCGTCGTTCGATCTCCACGTCCGTCGCCTTCATCGTCTGCCTCCCAGACTCTCGCGAATCCGCTCCACATCAGCATTCATCGTCTGCCTCCGTGACTTCCTCGCCGACTGGTAGGGTGCGATAGATTTTTGTGATTCGCCACGTGCCCGGCGTCTCGTGGATATGCTTCACAGCGGCCTCATAGGAATTGAAAGTGACGGTCGGATACAGCATCTCGATAGCCGAATCGACCAGATATTCTTCCTTGGTCTCCAACTTCATCGTCCGTCTTCCTGACTCGTGTAGGTCAACGTGAAGCATTTATCACCGTTGCATATGCGGTTCCAAGCGGCGATATTGTATTGCAACTGATACGGGGCGGGCTTCCGTGAACAACCTCCCTCGAAGCCGAGCCCGCAGACAGTGCAGCGGAACATCACGATAAAGAACGTGTATTCAGGCAACCCCTGCACGCCGTCCCGCTCCCATTTCGCCTTGACCTTGCCCCCACAACGAGGACACGGGCTAATCCTGTGGAACCTCACCAGACTCACCTCCCTCAAGAGGCGCGTTCAAATCCACCTGTTCGATACGCGCACGCTCCTGTAAGATATTCGCGTATGTCCCCATCGCGTACAATTGGCTTTCAAGGAGCTGGAAGGAGCACGCGGGCGTGAAGTCCAACGTGCCCTCCGCGTAGCCCTCAAGCATGTGCGCCAGCTTGCTGATACGCTCCTGCAATTCTCGATGTTCGCGGATCATCCGCTGCTTGTAATCACTCATTGGTTGTCTCCTTCGGTTTGGTTTTGTAATATCTTTCTCTTGGAGGTCATCAGCCTCCTCGATACGCTCGTAGTTGGGGTCATCCAACAATTCGACGGTATCGACGTAACTGGGAATGATGGGCTGCGTATCAGATGATTCAGCCGAGAACACGTGTAAATATGTTCGATGCGCGTCGAGTTGCATCGAAAGGCTACATATACCGTCCGTGTCTCTGGAACGCCGCACGAGCTTCCCTATGAATACGTCTCCGTTCTCCATTGTCACCTTGACTCGCTTATCGAGATTCTGAATCTCCATAAGGGTCTTACCTGCCCAGAATGGTTTCTCACTCATTGACAGCCTCCTTGGCTAGTTGTCGTTTACGTTTCCGCTTCGCCTCATACTGGGCGTATTTCTCGGGATGCTCCGACCTCCAACGGCGATGGTATTCAGCCATCTCACGCTGATGGGCGGCGGCATACTTACGAGCCGAAGCCCGAGCCTGAGCCAAATGCTCCGACCGGTACCGGCGTGCATACTCATTACGTTTCTCACGATTACGAGCGTTCCGCCGATTCGCCAGATCACGCAGATGCTGCGCATACTCGGGGTCGGTTCGACGCCGTTCCCTAATACGACAGTTCCGGCACATGCCATCCTTGCCGACCCGGCACATGCCACCGCACCAATCGCATTTCGGATGACGTTCAGTTATCAGGCCGGACAGTTCGCCGCCGTTCCGGCAATAGTCGATGAACTCCTCATCGGTCATGTCATCAACGTTCACAGCCACACCTCCCCATTAGTGAACCTGCGGAACAACACAGGGTCGAGCTTGTACAACGCCCGCCGAAACTGCGGGTCACGGCAGAACAGGATGAACAACAGGCTTACTGCTTCGGCGGTTCGCATCGCGTCCAACCTCCCTTATCGTCCAGAAGCACCCAACCATGTTGGGCGGTGAGAATCGGCACCAGTTCGGGGTGATCGTTGAAACCGCTCACGATGTACCCCAAGCTCATGGCCTCACGCGGATGGGCGTGAATCCACCCATGACATCCCGTATCGCCACTCCCACACGCCAAGATGAGGTTCGACGCCTCATGCAGTCCCGGCCACTTGTGTGACCGGAGTCTGCGATGATGCCGGCTGAAACCGCTCCAATGGAATGGTTTGCCGCAGCGGACGCACCGGTATTGGTCGCGTGCGTCCACCAAATCCTTGACGTGTTGGGACGGGTTAGATCTGCCCATTTCCGTATTCGTCCTGGGGTTGGCTCCACGGGTCCGTAGGCTGCTGATACTGCTGTTGCGGTTGCTGGAATCCCTGTTGCGGCTGCTGGAATCCTTGCTGATACTGCTGCTGCGACTGTTGGAAACCAGACTGCTGGGCCTTGGGTTTCGCGCTCAACACCGCAATGGTGCGGGCCGCGACATCCCAATTCTCATACCGTTTCCCATCCTTTTCCGACACTCTTTTGGACAAGCTGCCGTTCACAAGAACCTTCACGCTCATGTTCGGCTGGGACTTCAACTGGCGAACCTGATTCAAAGCATCCTTCGCCTGATTCGACAAGGGACGCACACCATAGAACTGAGGCTCCTTGTCAACCCACTGGTTCGTGTTCTTATCCATGTAACCCGGATGGACGCTGACGTTGAGAATACTGGAATCCTGAAAATCCTTGATCTCTCCCGCATATCCGGTAAACTCGATGCTTGGTTCTCCGGCCATTACGCATTCCTCCTGTACTTGTTCGTCTTGTGTTTCTCCATGGCCCGCCTGTTGCAGACCAGCATGTGTGATTGGGCTCCGGCGCAATCAACGGCACCGCATGTGGGGCATTGGGGGAGCGTGATCTTGTCCCCGTGAGCCCACAGGCATCTGGCGCACTTGCAGCCCGGCCTCGGGGTGAAAGTCACTCGAAGCTCGCCTCCACCTTCGTGAACGGGAAACGATCATCCCGGACACTGGTCTTGAAGAACTGGCTGCGGGATTGGGACTGGCATGGGAAGGCGGGGGCGATGGTGCCATCATGGGAGAGCACCGGCATCCAACGTTTGCCGTCATGCTTCCACACCGATTCGGTGCGAGCCTTGTAGAAGCCCGGCTCCTTCGGAAGGTCATCCATCGTGTACGGTCCGCGGTACGCATATTGGAAAAAGGAGTCATCCACCCACCACCCGTCCGGAAAGCCGAGCTCCCCGATACTCAGGCACAGGGTCTGTCCGCCAATACGGTCAGAATCCGTCTTCTTCACCGTGTACTCGTTGCCGTTCTTCACCACCACTTTGTCGCCGGGGCGAACCTTCGTGATATCGGTGATACGCTCACGGAAAGCATCATCCACCAGTTCGATGGACTTGATACCGGAGTAAGGGACGAAAGTCGAGGATGAACGAATGGCGGGAGAAAGAGAGACGCAATGAGCAACGTTTCCCACCATGTCGAGCGTACTGGTCATCGTGTCGCCGTTATTCCACGTTATCTTGACACGCAGCCCTTCCAGCTCCCCGCAGGTCTTGCCTTTCCAGAACGGTTTCTTGTCATCATCTTCAGCCTGCTTGACGGATTCCGTCTCGGGCTTCGACTCGTACACATGCACGTTCCGAGCGGAACCGGTACTGTACCCATCGCCAAAATCCAAGAAAACCACGAGATTGCCTTCATCCTCGGTCTCGATGTACAGTGGCGGCTTATGGCCCATACTCATGATGAGAACGTCCACCATGCTTTCCGGGTTCTTCATCTCATGCAGTTCGCCCGCATAATGCCCGTCCGTATCATCAAACTCAACCCACATGCCCGGTTTCACGTCGTTCAAACCAATCTCACTGCTCACTAGGAGCCTCCTTAACCTTGTCGTTGTGCTGTCGGTAAGCGTCGATGAACCGTTGCGCCTGATATTCGGTCAACGTGCCATAAGCGACCCGCGTTTGCAGGACATTGCCGATGAAACCGTTCTCCTGACCCACCGGAATCTTGCAGTCTTCAAGAATCCGGTCGATCTGTGTTTTCTGCTCGTCGGTCATACCCTTGACAGAACGCTTTTTGTAGCCGCTCGTCTCACCGTCATCATCCGTGGTCGCCAGTCCGAACGCGCCGCAAGTGCTGTAGCGTCGCGCATACGTCAATGCGGAACCGAGGGCCTGCATGACGCTCATGCCACGCGAATCACCCACCTCGACCGGGATAAGACAATTACTGGCAATCCACTTGTCCGTGCCCTTCTTCCTGACGGCCGTATCCACATACAGGCGTCCGTCAACCAACTGGGTCGGCCATTGCAGGTCGAACCCCTGCTCGTCCACATAGTTCACGACCTGAGCCAGGGTCGCATACGTGCCACGACCGCCCCGAGCGTCCTTCTTAATTACCGCCATGATTCAATCTCCTCCTCTTCCTCCAACAGCTTCCAGTCGGGGAACACGACATCCTTCGGGAATTTAGGCAACCCGTAGGCCCTCATGGCCTCCAACGGGTCCTCCGTGTTGTCACGGAACCATCTGATGCCCTGCAAGGCGTGGTTTATCTTCGGTTCCGCCAGTTCGGTGATGATGGGCGAATCCTCCTGAATCTCGTAGCGCATCCAGTCGAACGGCGGGTTCTTCTCCTGCACGACGAACTCGAAACCCAACGGCCCCTTATATTCGGGCATCGTCAACCGGTAGAGACGCATGTAGAACGCGGCCTGAATGTGATACCCGTACTGCCAGCAGGAACGCTCGAACTCGTCCGGCGACTTCACCGTGGTCTTGTAATCACGGATACGCAGCACACCATCCGGGTCGGGAGTGGACGGCAACCAGTCCGCCTTGCCCTTAATCAACAATCCGGTATCAGGGTCGGCGGCGATCATCGCCACCTCCGGCTGACCATCCAGCTTCGTGAAGAAATCTCCAACCATGTCCCGCATGGCCTCGACCTTCTCCACATCATCGGGGGAAAGCCATACGATATCCTCGCCCTCATGCAGTTTCAATGTCTCCGCATACCTGGCTTTGCCTTCCTTGGTGCGTAGGTTCGGTTTCACCAGCACCTCGGGGCCACTGCCCAATATGAGACTGTGAGCCGCCTTCCCGAACTCGAACTGGGGGGAGGACGAATGCTCGCCGGTCAGATACTGCGAATACGCCAACGGGCTGACCAGATACTTCTTCAACGCGGTCTGGTCCACCGCGTCAAACGCGAAGTAATCGTCATCGGTCATCTGCTCGACGGTCATTGCCCCTCCTTTCTTGCTTTGAGTACTTCCTTGCCTAAAACCTTGATGGTGTCGGCCACCAAGTCGAGAAAATCGTCAACGTCCTCCACGTCGTAGACCTCTCCGTAAAGCAGGGAACGATACGTGCGGAACTTTCTATGCCGGACATCATTCGGGGTCAACATGAGAACCCCTCGACTGCATGGACAATTGTTCCTCGCGTTCCATCAGGTGACTGTGACGCCAAGTACGCGACTTACCCTGCTTGTGAGAGGCCTCCGCATAATCGGCCACATGGTCACGGCCAACGTCTCCCACGACCTTCGAGGCCTCGTTCCAATCCGAGTACACGCGATCGTTCACGGCCACATACTTGTCAGCGAGATAACGGACGCAATCACCGAGATAACGGATGGCTTTGGCGATGGAGTTGAAATCAGATGCCATCAGTCGGCGTCCTCCGTCTGAATCTGAGCCCACGTCTCCTCCATGAGAGGCCGGTCGATCTCGTAGTAGATGTAGGTCTTCCCGTGCTTGGGCGGGTAGGCGCCGAACTTCATCTTGTAGTTCTCGGCCAAACGGGAACCGAAGTGCAACGCGCTTTTCCTCATCGGCTCGAATCCTTTCGAACGGAGGAAGTCGCTGATGATGAGTCGCGGGGAGCCCGGTGTCTGTGGCGCGGGCTGCTGGTTCGGCGTATATGAGTCGAGTATCTGCCTCGCGCGGTGTTCGAGCTCGCCCTGCGGCAATAGTCCACGGGCCTCGTTGAGCAGTCTCATCTGGTCTGATGGTGTGAGTTCCATGATTGTTTCCCTTCACTGGGCTTGATTGTTTGGTTGTCCTTCTGCGCCGGTGCTGACACGTCCGAAAACCCTTGTATTGGTTTTCCGACGCAGGACGCGAAGGGGTTAAATTTTCTGAGCGCCAAGCCGGGAGTCGAACCCGGTGCACCTTGGAGAAGTCCATGACCATTGGAAGGCTTCGTAGGTGCGGCACCATGCGCTTGGCTGCCACCGGACGAGGAAGTAAAGGAATAAAGAACCCCGCCCGGAAGAATCATTTGGGTTGGATGAGGGTGTTGGAGCCCTCGGGTGTGACGATCAGCTGGTCGGCGTTCTTCAAAGCGTCGATGTAATGCTGCCGGAGCACGTTGTCGGTCAGGGAATCGTTCAGCACCTTGTTCGCGTCGGCCTCGCCCTGCGCCTTGATGCGCTTCGTCTCGGCCTCGACCTTCGCGGTCTCCTGCTCGTTCTTCGCCTTCTGCTTGGCGACCTCGGCGGCTTGGGCTTGCGCGTAGCTGTCGGTAATGGACTTCGGGTAGCGGATGTCTTGCACGGACACCTGTTCGACGGTCAGGCCGATGCTCTTCCATTTCGAGGTGAGCGCGTCCTGCACGGCCTTCGTGTACTTGCCACGGTCGGTGAGCATCGTGATCGTGTCGAACTTGCCGGAGGTTTCACGGGCCACGCTGCGCAGGTCGTTGCCGATGTAGTTCTGCGTGAACGTGGTCTGCTTGCCGTATTCCGAGTAGAGCATTTCGGCGGCGGACGGTTCGAGCGAATAGTTGACCTGAATGTCGATGTTCGCGCTGGCACCGCTACGGTCGTTGACCGTGATCTCCTTGCCTTCCGCGCTGCCGCCGTCGTACTTGTAATCGGTGTCCTTGTAGAAGTTGATGAGGTTGTTACGGGTGTCGTATTTGATGACGCTCTGCCACGGCGTCTTCCAATGGAAGCCCGCGTCTTCGGAATGACCGGCCAGACTGCCGCCCATGTTGCGGATGACCGCGACCTCGCCCACGTCCACGGAGTACAGGCATGCGGGAATGAGCAGCAGCAATCCGACAAGGCCCGGAATGAGGCCGATGCCGGCCCCCTTGACGTTGTTGGACAGCGCGACGCCGGTGACGGCGGCGCTGAAGAGCAGCAGGATGATGGAGATGACGAACCAGATCATGAGGGTTCCTTTCGGAAGATAAGGCCCTTTCCCCGTGCCGCGTAGGCTTGAAGCTGCAACACAAACAATCCGCTGCATGCGGGGAAAGGAAGTATTCAAATGGGTGGAGCTGCAAGCTGGGCGAGCTCAGCGGAAACGAAGTTCAAGCAGGCTCAGGCAAGCACTAGAAATGCCTATGAGTCACGGATGACCGAAGGCCTAGCGGACATCGCCCAAGCGTTGTTCCAAATCGACTTACGGCTTGATCGGCTCGAAAAGAAACTGGACGGTCGGGGTTAAGC